CAAAGAGGCTGTGCGTTTAAATATCTTAGCAGTTGTTCATCTTGCATGTCCCTTCATACAAGACTAATCTCAATTTCTCAACTGCATTTTTATCTCTTCTTTTGTGTGATTGGTACCACATTGTTGTCAGCCTTGGTTTTCAGAAAAACCACTCCTATGCAGACTCAATTTGATGGTTTGGATCCTGAAGATATTCACCACAAAAACCCCTATGCAGCGCTACTAGCTCAAGGGTTCGATGATTCGGATATACCTCTTTTCACCACATTTGCTACACTTGATTGCTGTCGCGATTTCCAGGAAATTTTTTACAACTGGAGACAAGCGGTTTTTGCTGACAGGTATGGCAGAACTGACATTCATCATCACCCGATTGGACCTACTGCTGGTACTGAGTCTGATGCTGATGTCTCAAATCTAACTTCTAAACTAATTAGAGGAGGTACCAGAGTCTCAGTTGAAGGACTTTATAACGGGAACCGCTTCTTGGTTGAATTTAATATTAGGAAAAGTGGAAAGCCTTATGGAGTGGACAACCTTCGCCATGATCTCTATCACAGTGCAATGACTGGAACTGCAGGAGACATGAGCCTCAACGGCCGAGTGGGAAGCTTCAGAACCAAACTGACTCCTGACTATTGTGATGCTCGTGAAGGATACATCATGGTGGCAGACACTTACACCTCTGATCAGTTGGTTAGCTCCATAGATAAAGACAGGGAGAAATTAATTCGATATCAGCAGATGATGATTGATGCTCAAGTGCACCACATTGCCGAGTTTGGTCAGAATCTTGGTTTTTCATTCTTTACAATGGGCGTAGTGATGAACACATTCTTTTTGCCATTCCTAGTTCAGGATACCACTGCTTTGGGAAATATTCACCACTTAGTGACAAAGATTCTGAATGAGTCTCTTGAGTATCTCCAAATTGCCGAGTCTATGTCTGCTGATAAGCTGGATTTGAATGCCAGGTACATTGCTGATAGCAGAGCAGCCCTAGCAGCTCTTCCAGAAGACAATTACTATGGAGGGATCACAAAGAAACATTTGTCAAAATGGGAGAAGATTGTGACAACTGGCAGGCACCTTCTGAGACCTGCAGAGATTTTCAAAAAGTGCATACGTTGGGCAATTGGCAAGGTTCAAGTTTTTTCTGATACTGATGAGTCAAGAATTGAAAATAACGAGAAAGCATTTAAGGAAAAAAGGGTAGACTGGTCTGAGCTGACTTACACACAACAACCCGCAACAATTGTGAATATACCTTTGGCCATACCAGTGAAAACCTGTCTAAGAACCGCACCAGAAGACAAGAAAAGATTTTGTGAAATCTATCAGCAATTAGCAGATATAGGCTTCACAAAACGTATGGATGATGAGGGTGTTTTAACTAGACTGTTGGCTTGTGCTTTAAAAGCCGATTTTCCTGCTTATGAGCCTCTCAATGAGGTGTCAGAATGGGATTTGTCCACTCTATACCAAGCATGTCGCGAGGAAATCAAAGAGGAGCAAGAACGCCTAGCACAACTAGCAGAAGATAGGCCCGATGCATATGCTCAAGCCATCGAACGGAAAAGGAAATCTGAAGAAAGATTTAACAAATCGTCCCCAGCATATAACAAGCCTGAGGATTCTAAGAATGAGGAATTCACTAGAATTCATCATTCAATAGTGTCTTATCCGAATGATGAATTTGATTTGCTCTACATGAGGGACAAAGGCTTCGCTGGAACCAAAATACCCTTCGCTCAAGACTCCTCAGGCAAACCATCCAAAGAAATATATGACTACCAAGAATTAAACCTTGAACTTCTGATGAATTTTTTGAACAATCAGAACTTCTTGAACCCAAATAATGCAGAAACCATACTACCTAATTCAGCTTTTGAGCTTTTAAGAAATGGTTGTACTGACAAGTCTGCTGAAGAATGTGTTACATGGACAAGAGAGATCTTGAGAACAGATGCAGGCCAGGCACTGCAGTTTTGGAGTAAGTTTGGCTTCAAACTATCACACTATGCCAGAACCCTTCCTGGCCCAAAGAAAGGGACAGCATTTCAAGTTTGTCCGGGGGTAATGTGCCTTTCTAAATCCAGAGGAATGAAAAGGGAACATCGGAAGGAGTTAGGTTCCTCCTGTATACTATTTTTTGATAGAGCCTACTGGACAACAATGACTAACAGCCCGTGGTTGGAGACTTTTCAGATTGGCCAAATGCTGGCAACGAAACCATTTTTTGTAAGAAATGACACCATGGTTCAGCTAGCTCGTTCCAAGCTGCTAGTTCCTATGCTAACGTCCATGATGGAAGTGTCGCGAGTATCGTTGCTACCAGGAAGGTCCTTCTCTGATATAGAAGTGCCAAAAACAGTGAGAAACCATTTCTATATGGCCATGATATTCCAAACTGCTAACAAAACATCGGCCTGTCAAGCTGCACAACTTTTCCGCTATATGATGATGCAGATCTGCACTAAACCTCTAGAGTTGCAATCTACAGTAGGGAATTATTTAAAAAAGATGCCAAAACCTTTTAACATATTGACTGGTGCAGTTGAGAAGCTATGTTTAGACTGGGGCTTATCATACACTGCTAGAGATTCGTGGCCAAAACAAACAAGAAATAATTTTGAGGATGATGTTCGACAGTATCAGCTAGCTGATGATTTTGAAGGTCTTTATGATATTTTCAACAATCCGGTTAGATCAATACAAGAAGTCCTAACTTTCCATTCTTTGTCTTGCCTCTGTTCAGATATAGGCTCGAAAAATCCAAATGAACTCTTTGGGAAAATTGCAGCTCTCGAAAGTGTAAAACCAGATGAGGAGAGGATTGGTTTGGAGGAGATAGATGAAGTCGAGGATGCTCATGAATTTGATCCTGCTTTCATAATTGGCCTAGCCAGAAGTGTACTGAATAGCGCTGAAGATTCAGCTAGAATGTCCAAGGCCAAAGCAAAAATATTGGATGAAAGTTTATCTCTCATTCAATATAAAGTTCGGTTAAAAACTTTGAATTATTTAGCATCATCAGTTCGAAAACTCTGCACCATGAAAGCATCCACTCACTGGAATGGTTTTTTCCAAGCCTTCAATGCGTCAGGACTAATCTATGAAAACGTCAATCAACAAATTGACGAATTACTTAAGAACTCTGTGTCATCAAAATTGGCTCAAGGCTCAACTCGTTTTATTGGGGCTAGAAAGAAACTACTAGAGGTGATTATGGGCCGAGTGGAAGAATTAGCAGATCCAAATGATCCTTATCCAATGCTCTCATTAGTGGAAAAAGCAATGGAAGTGGTAGTGGCTGCTAGAGGCATTCTAGTGACTCTATTTGCCAAACCTCAATTGGGTGCTCGAGAAATCAGCATAGCTGATGAATGGGCCAGAATCCTCCAGTCTGTTACCGAGTCGATTTTCAATTCGTACCTAAAATTCATAAATGAAGACGCCATGGCTAAAGGTGATAGTAAGCATTTTAGAATGATGAATTTTTTGGAATCAGTTGGTAAAGATGAGTCAGCAGGGTATGAGGTTGTCTACATGTTTGATAGTGTTGATTGTACTAAGTGGTGTCAGCAATTCATGATGAGCATCTTTGGATGTTTAATTTATGGCCTCGAAGCTGAACCAAATGGAATTGTCATGACTGCTCTTAATTCATTCGCAAGAAAAATGATACTGCTGGATGATGATCAATATTCCTCAATGGTTGAATTGGGTAAGGCAAAGGACATTATCCTCCCGCCTGAAGAAAGAGAAGTGCTAGATGAGTTCTTAGGGAGGAAAATTGGTTCTTTGTTTAAAGGAGTTAAAAACCCAAGAGTTATGCATGTAACTTCCGGAATGATGCAAGGTTGGGTACACTCAGGGTCTTCGGTTATTAACGCCGCTTTCTTGAACTACGCAAGTTCATTTTTCAGAAAAACAGCAGTGAACTATTTGAACTCTCAATCAATGTCAAGATCAGACCGAATAAGACGTCTAGAAACTCTCGGGAAAATTAACGCAGAGTCTAATGCTCAACAAATTGAAAAAGCCGTTCAGAATGATCTACTCTCTTATCCTTTTAAGTTGAAGTGTTCGTTTAGCAGCTCATCAGATGATGTCGGACTAATGTGGGCCTTAATCAACTACAACAAAGAAGCTCAGAGTCAAAGACAAAAAATGACATGGTTTCTAAAAATGTGCAGCACAGCAATGGAAAAAGCATATGGTTATGCATCAATTAGAATTTCTAAAGAAAAGAGTGCGCGATTTGGGACACATCTACTTTATGAATTTCTAAGCATATTTTTCTGTGGTTCAAAAATGTTTACAGCCCAGCTCAAGTTCATCAATGGAGCAACATCCTTGAAGAATGAAAATGTGATCAGAAAATTTCAGACAGTTGATTATAGTGCTGCAATGGATATGTGTGCTAATGGTATAGACTCCTTGTCAGCAACAATCATGCTTTGCGTACAGTCCTTATGGTCCTATGAGATGCTAGGAGCTGGAACAGTTACTAACTGGTCCAATTTTTCATCTCTCTACGATCGGAATCCCAACATTTTAGGAGGTTTTAGAATTATTGCCGGACCTACTGGAATTCAACTTGGAGAAAGTTTTGCCATCTGGGCTTATGAAAAAGGAGGCCCTAATGGAAATGTAAGATGGAGCAATGAGGCTAGAGTTTTGTCACAGTACCTGTACGGTGGTCAGGATGGGTCAGCTGAGAAAATGAGTTTAGCTTTTATCCCACCTAGGGAAGGCGTCTATAAGGATTTCCTTGAGCGGTCAGAGGAAGCTGGCTGGTTGAAAAAGAACTTTCGAGATGAACTCAACAAGCCAGAAAACTGGAAACACTTATTCCAATCCCCAATTGAACCCATTGGTCTGAAGCTAATGGCGAGCAAGACCTTGATATCACCCCAAATGGAAGAAGCTCTAAACTCCAGTGAAAAAATTGAAGCAATGTTGAGGGGATCTTACTGTCTTTTCTCCAGAGTTTTCAAAGTGAAGGCCTGCTTACCTAGAACATCAGAAATGAGAGCAGTAAGGCTTGTGACAGGTGGCAGTTACCAAACAAAGTATCGACTCACCCTCACAGGTTTCTTAACTGCAAGTAAGACGGAAGTTCACGCAAAGATGTCCCTATGGGCAGTTGAAGCAAGGAAGTTGGAATTTGACACTAACTATGTCATTGAATTGGCTGCGAGGTTTGTTTTCCTTGACTTATACGAGACCGTTTTTGCAAATTTGGCAGAGTTCGAAAGAAGCGGCATAGTGAGAGTGTTACCACATGAGAAACCGTCATTCCTTTCCGTAGTTACACTTGAGAATTTTAAAATTGCAGAAATGAGTCTTAAAGATCTTGTAGCCTTCCATCTTAAATTTATCATCAAGTCATCTCGTGTTGTGAATCAGTCTATAGCGTATTACTCTGGTGTATTCCAAGCAGATCCAGAACTTTTCAGATCTGTGTCGGGTATCATGAAAGTGTTGCGCGTTGATGACATGGTTGGTCTGGCAGATCTTTTAGAACAATTGCAGCAGCCCAAATTGGAAATACGAGGTTTTTGCACCACTGTTATCTTGGACCCAATTTTGGCGTTCCAGCACGTCCTACGGCGTGCTTATGGTCGAATGACCGAGAGCTCTTATGGTGATGTCTTCGTCCGCGGTCTAGAAAGCGGGGTTTCATCTGCAACATTTGCGGCAATAATGGAAGCCCCTTTCCCTGTACAGGAAATGAGAGAAGAGGCAATCAGACTTCAATTGGAAAAACTTGTAATACCACAATTAGAGAATTTGTCGGTCACGGAGTTGTCCTTGTTCCTTTCTAGACAAATGCCTGATCAAAGAGAGATCTGCATTTTTGCATTGATTCTAAGGGCAATGTATGGAACAAGACCTGATCAGAAAGCAATGAAAGTTCAAACCTTCAACTTGGATGTCTCTCAAACCAGCAAATCACAATTTGGCCAACTAACTTTAACTGAATCAGCTTTAGGAACAAGGAAAAAGTCTGGAAATGATAGTGATGATGCCAAAGAGTTGGATCCTAATGCTTTCTCTGTTGCAGATTTTTTCCAAACAAGTGAGTTGGATCCTGCAATAACAGACTGGGGTCAATATAGAACAGATGATGAACTCACCTACAAAGAAATCAATTTTGACCGACACTATGAGAACGAAGATGAAAAAGAAGATGACCAAATGACTGTCCTAGCAAAGGCAAATCGAGATGCACTTTTATCTGCAGGCATGTCTGCTGCTGATGTGGCTGAATTTCTCTTTCCCATTGTACAATTCGGCAGGCGTGAATTCACTGATTATTTGAATGAGACATACTTTGTAGCTGAAACATCTCTCAAGGCTGCTGCTCGATGGCGAGAATCCGTTAAGAGGTGGGGCAGGAATGATATCATTCTAGTGCCAGTTAGTTCCGTCAAAATGGACGCTCGAGTCTATTTGTCTAACGGAGTTGAGATCTGCTTTGAACTTTTTACAAGAGAAACGATAAAAGTGATTAGAGGGGCAGCTAGATCTATGTTCTTAATACATTCTGTGACTTGTAGCTCGCAGCTCCAAATCGCAGTTTCAACTGGCTGGAAGCTTCTAATGGAGAAGGCGAGAATTGAAAAAAACTTTACAATCGATCCACCATACAAAACAGCAGATGATTATGCTGCTGATTATGCAAATAGAGATGAGTTAATGTCACCCTTTAAAAGAGGGGATGGGCGATATTACAATTTCTCAAGGCAAGGTGCAAATACTCTCTATGGATTGGTGACAGGTCAGATATCAAGAAATCCCATTGCTGGCTCAATAAGAATTGATTCCGACTCGTCTCTACTAAGGAAAGACCCACCATCGGTTAATGCTTCAGTCCACTCATCCCGGAAAGATAGATCACTCTGCCTGGTAATGCGAAGAGATAAATACTATGTTGATCCAGATACCAGACAGCGGTTCACTGTTGAACCCTTCATAATTTATAAGTCAAAAATTGGGATGCAAACCAATATGTCAAACAATATAGCAGCAGATTTTTCTGAAATTCTGGAACTCGGCCCTAGTGATACTATGAAGTACAATATCAACAAAGTGATGATGAACTGGATGGCATCTCGGCCTTTGACATGCTCTGAATCTTTGGACATGATATTGGGGCTATTCACATTATACAGTAATTTCAATAGAAATGACCCTGATGAGTTTTGGCCGGATCCGAGGGAGCCTTATCCAGGATTCATGAGAAAACCGTGTCAGATTTCCAAATGGCAAGAATCCATCTCAAAATCAATAGAGGACTTGGGTAAAAACTATAAACGAGCAATCATGAAGTCAATCAGAATTCTGACTGCAGCAGAATCAAGCTCAGTGAAGGCCAGTGAGCAAGTTGAAGCAAAAGTTGAGGAAAAACTCTCTGTCGATTATAAACTGGAAGATTACTTGCATACAGATGAATTTGAACATTTGGAGATTCCCGTTTCTGATAATGAAGACAATTTGGGGATGTTTTTAGATGTAGTAGATGAAAGCCAAAATTTAAGAGCTGAAGAAATTGCAGCGGAAGATGCAGATTCTGCCGAAAAGAAGTCAAACAGCGGTGCCTCGGCTCCTAACTCAGATGGAAACAAGTTTGTGGGTTACGATGATGAGGAAATACCTTTAGAAGCTTTGTTTGCTAATGTGCTAAATGATGAAATTCTTTCAGTTGCTGATTTTGACTCGTCACAAATCACAATAGATAGGCCACCAAAAATGCCAATTCACGAAGCAGCTTCAAGAACAGAATGGAAACTCAGCATCTTCATTGTAGAACTGCTGAAGTTGAAACCATTAAAGGTCAGCTCAGGTGGAGCAATCGAAATCTGGATAGAAGAGGATGTATTTAAGAGTTTTTACATTGATCATGATGAATGGTATGGAGAAGCAAGACAATTTGTCTGGTTTGCAACAACAATCGGAATAAAACTCGTAACAGCAAAAATTTATATGCAAGCATTGACAAGAGGTCAGAGTAGAGAACAACAGGAGGACCCAAATGTGTCAATGAAGAAGAGAAAGACGGGGCTGAAAATGTAACATAGAAAAAAAACTTAGATCAGCCAGCACTGGTTTAGAGAAAGGCATTAACTCTCAAACTTGACAATTCGGGTTATTGATCGGTCCATGGCATAAAAGATTGTATGATTAATTATTTCGCAC